GCGGTTCACCTTTGAGATACTTCATCACCGCCTTATCATAGTTTTCGCCTTCAGCCACCATTTGGTCTAATGATTTTCTACGATCCTGTGTATCCTTATAAACATCTTCCAACGCAACAGCTTTCGGAGTGTCCACAACCTCATTCGGTGACAGAGGCCGAGCGGTAGTAGCGTCAAACGGATTCGAGACTACTGGACCGCTTTTAGTCTGCGTTACAGGTATAGCGGTATCTGTATCAAACATTAATTCTCCGTATCGTGTTCAGGTTCTTCATCGGTCGTTTCCTGTTGTTCCTCTTTCAAGTCCCCATCAGGAAAATATCTCGCTACGTTACCATAAGCGTCAACGTGAGGCTGTCCATCTTTTGGAGCATTAGCCATATTCGGGTTATCTTCTAACCTCTGCTTTTTAACTATATCGGCCGTTACCTTTGCCACATCTTCGGGTTTCAAATTCTCATCTTTATTTTTAGTAAGGAATTTTCTCATAGCGTTTACTGCGCTACTTGCTATTGGATTTATTGCGGGAAAAGCCGCGCTGAAAGATTTCCAAGCGATAGCTCCAACATTGAGCCTATCTCGACTCGCCTTATCATCTACGGCTTTTTGTGCCATAAGTTTATCAAGACTGTATAACCCTGTCCCCTTTTTATCTTTTTGAGGTATAATTGCAAGCGTTCCGAGAAGGTTAGCGTCGCCTGTGCCTAAAGTTCCATCAGCCATATGTTGCATGATCTTCATTTGAATTGCGCCGACATCAGCTTTCTTCGGGTCTTCCATCATCTTAACCACTTCCTTAAATGACGGATTTTTCATCTCTGCTGTAAGAAGCGGAGACTTCATCACATCTTTAAGAGTAGAAGTGTAAGGCTTGCTCATCTTGTGAGCCTCGTTATCTATTTCAGTCTGTGTTAATGTATTCGTCATAGCCTTCGTGAAAAAATCATCCTGCGTCGAGTTTTGAATATTCTCCTGATTTATCTTCTGGGCTTTGTCTATGCGCTTTTCGGAGTTCCGCGCCTTCGTTAACATCTCATCACGTTGTTTAGGGTTAAGGTGAGGATACCAACCGCTTTTACCTTTGTTAAGATTTTCCGTGATATTCTTTATCATCTTATCGCCGTTAGGATCGGCTTCGGCTTTATCTATATCGGTAGTAACCTGATTGACGTGCATTAAATCAAGATGAGTTTTTAAGTATTCCCTACCCTGCTCTGGGGTCATATACTGCTTTTCAACCGCTTTCTTGACATGGCCGACAATATCGCTTGCTATCTTATCTCGTTCAGCAGGATTAATTGCGTTAGTAAATTCTTCCATCTTAGCTTCAACGTGTTCAAAGGTATTCGCCTTCGCTATGTCGATCTGCTTTTTTCTTAATTGAGTTTCAAGATTGACATACTCACTTGCCGACTCCGCTTGCCATTTTTCCATAAAAGCGTTGCGAGCGTCAGGTGAGGTTATCTTTGAGGCAAGGGTATCTCCGAGAGTAGAAAGTCTTTCCTTTGCCCTATCAAGTGCGCAATAAACATCAGGGTCAGCCATAGCTTTAACCTGAATATCATTTTTAGCGTATATGCCTTCTGTCTCGGCCTTTGTCGTTTCGGAGTGGTCTCTAAGGTCGTCAAATTTCTGTCCTAACGCAGAAAAAGCGTCTCCGGCCTGTTCTATCATCTTTCCGCCTGCGGCCTGCGCTTGTGGGTTTAATCCTACCGACGGCGCGGCCGTTGTCATCTCGCCTTGTGGACTGTCTAACATTGGTAATTTTGCCATGATACTCCTTATAACATTGCAAGCAATGGCAACATAGAGCTTACACCCGACATAAGCGTTGAAGCCATCTGCATATTAGATTGATTCTGTGCCGTTTGACCATAAAATCGATTTTGGCTTGCCTTTGACTGATACTGCAATTCTTTAATCTTAGAATTGTAGTCAGCTATGGATTTAGTCATCTCGAAGTTTGAAGCCGTTACAAGAGCCGCGTCAAGTGGGCTTCCTGACATCGTTACATTATTTTTCGCCGTCATCGCGCGTTGCGTCGAAAGCATAGACTCTTCACCTATGCCGATTTCCCTCTGTGTCTCTGCTCCGGCTACCTTCTCGGCTTCCGCACTAAATTCATCTAAAGTTGCGTTAAAATCAAAAGCGTCCTTCTGTGCCTGACCTTGTTGGTATTCCCCAAACATCGAAATACCCGTTCCTATACCCTTCATAATATCGCCCGTATAGTTAGGCGAGAAAGAAGATGTAGAGGTGTCGCTATTTAACCAATCATCAACTCCGCCAAATCCACCGTCAAATATAGAGTCCATATTATCCTTTGTCGCTTTCTTCTGAATCTATAATTACAGCAAGTATCATCATCGGCAATGGCAAATCCTGCGTTATAGTAATATTGGAATTTGCGTTCCAACCCGTAACTGGAATTTTTTTCAACGCTCCTGAATATGGTAGAGGTGCTTGTCCTGCGACGACGTTACCCGTCTGCGTAGGGTAGACTATTCGAGACATATGGCTTGAGTCTATTCCAATGTTACCGCCAAGACTTTGAGCTACAACGAGCGCACTATCATAAATTCTGTGAGGTTTCGTCTGACCTGAACCATGCCCGCTACCGTCTCCGAGGGGGAGCAACCGGAGAGTTCCCTGATAGGGTAATCCGAAGTGAGCGACCGCGACTTTGGTAGGTAGAGTGATAGCCCCCCCTGAGACGAGAAAACTTTGTGTCTGCGGATTTACACCGCCGTCAGATACAACGTAAACATATTCACCATCGAGATAATCAAGCCCTGATATAGCCGTTACCATTTTTCTAACCTCACCGCCTGAGAGGTAAAGACTATAAAGACTTGAATCAACAGAAACTCCGAGTAGAGTCGTTATCTCGAAATTATCCGTTGTCTTATTCGCCACAAGATATTTATTCATATTTACGTTAGTCATACCAACGACATTATCAATTTTAATTTGATCGCCGTCAGATAACCCGTGTCCAGGCGCGGTAACCACACAAGGAGAAGCCTGACTAATTCCTGTTATGGTGATAGGATTGTCTAACGTAGACGAGCAGTCCAGTCTTACAGGCTCGTAGTATTTCGAGAATAATTCAGGCGTGAAATATTCAATGTATCGTTTTGTAGAACCGTTGATATTTCGATTTACCGTTACATAAATCAAATCATCATCTCCATCCTGCGTTAAGGTGCATATGCCCTCAAAGAGTCCTGCCCCTGCCGCCGTAACGCCACCAGTTCGTCTTGACCATCCCATAACCTGCTGTTCAGCGTTACGGGTGAATAGGGCCAGTTGTCCGTCAGCTCTCACTATCCAAAGGCGATCGTTAGGAGATTGCTGTCTATCCATATCCACCGCGCCGAGTCCGTCTCTTAAAATATGGTCGGCAAGTAATGTCATATCTTCTGACTTCGACTTATTCAGATATAGGTCGAATACAAGCTGTCTTAACTGGAATGTGTTAGCTTGTAAATAATAAAGATAGCTCGATATTGTTTCAGGTAAAAGTGATTGGACGGAATAATCGGTATCGAATTTAACCTGTATGTTTGTCGGAGTGATACCTACTCCACCGCCGCCTGCGGCTGAAGCCGTGCCGCCCGAAGTTCCTATTGATAAAACATCAGTTGAAGCGAGCCACCTGATTGTAGTTACAATGTCTGTCGCAAGCTCATATCTGAAAGCGTCCGCGGCGTTAGATGAGCCTTTTGCGAAGTTGTCATATCCACCTACCACAGAGCCGTCAATGAATTGTCCGGGGCCGCCGTAAACTAACCTACCTTCGTGGAATGTAACCGCTGACGGCCATCCCCGAACATCAGAGAAAGCCCCTTCAGCCCAGACCAGCGTAGCTGCCGGACCCGTTCCTAACGCTCCGGCCACACCTGTCGGCTCAGCTTGGACATCCCCTGTTACAACTGTCTGGCTTGTAAAAGCGGTAATCTTTACTACACCACCTTTTATTAGCCAAAGGCTTCCAACGTGTCCCGGCTGAAAGATTGCGGTTGAAGCTGTAAGTGTAATACCCGTTCCTGCGTCAGCCGATGGCGTGATCGTGGTAGTTGTGATATTTGTATCCATAAACGGCCCACGGATAAGATTGACTTTAGATAGAGTAAAGGTCGTAGCCGAAGTTCTAACGAGCTTATACGGAGCGTAGGAAGGATGAACGATATACATGACATCAGCCTTATTCGCTGTCTGTAACGTGTTTATATCCGCTTGAGCATACGGAGTTGACACTTCAACAGCTGTCTGCGCTACCCATCGGACAGCGGTTAAGTCGGTAGAGAAAGCGGCGGCAGATGTATGCGCTACAATACAATAATAAATAATAGAGTTTTCATAAACATAATCACCTACGACATAAGGCGTTCCAGTTACCCATTTATTTATCTCTATTATCCAATCCCCGGCGGCGAGGTCAGTAGCGAACGTTCCGGATGTATGAGCGACAAGACACCGATATATAACAGCAGGACTTCCGGTGTAGACTATATCCCCCACTTTGTAAGCGGTATTTGTCAGCCAACTTGTCCCTACTGATTTTACAAGCTGTCCCTTATTAGCTACAAATCGAAAATACAACGCTCCGACTTCCATTACATAGCTTTGAGTGATAGAATAACGGAATTTGCGAAGGATAGATTTTTTAGATGAGTCTTTCGTTTCAACGCAGTATTTTGTGCCGGGTGAGAATAACGCGCCGCCTGTCTGCCAGATGAGGAAGTTCTCGATTATACTCGCGCCATTTCTCCAGACAGGTTTCTCGGCGGAGAATAGTCCATAAGAGCGAGGACTAAGCTCGCCAAAAATAAAGGAGTTCGCTACGCTCGTCGCTTTTCCCATTATCTATAAGCTGGGTGCATGGCCCATCCCTCTTGGTTATAAGGGCAATCAGGATAATTCACATGAGCGTCTTCTCTTATAGAACACCTGTGTCCGCTACCTAAGTCCCTGTTTAATCTTGTGTCATATACATCACATTTTTTATTGCTCAAATATTTACAAGGGATATACCCTTCCTCCGTTTTTACGATACAGCACTTTCCGCAACGCCTACATAAATCCATCTTAGTTCCCGAACGCCACGTTCCCGCCGATTGAAGTTGTATCCGCTACTGAATTTGAACCCGCAAGACGCGCGGCGAGCCAATCGTTAGCTTGAGCCTGGTCGGGCGTTCCGGCTTGTGAATCAGCCGAAATCGCCTCTTGTAGCTTCATTTCGTATTCCTGAATTATCGTCCCCTTATATTGAGCCGACTGTGAAAGAGGAATACATATCTTTGAAGCCAGAAGTAGAGAAAGAGCCTCTATAAATTCAGGTGAGTAGGTGCCGGGGTCATCGTTAGCATAAGTGTATTTCATCACAAGGCCCGGAGTGTCAGAGTGTATACCGTCAGCCTCAAAACGCAGTAGGGCCGTAGGGATATTGAAAAGTCCCGCTTTAATATAGTCAACAGGATAGCCGTAGACAAGCGTCGCCCCATCTCCAAAGTCAGGCGGAGTGATAGTTAATAAATTTAGAGCTATCGTCTTTTGCGCGAATGTCCATTTATGCTTTGCGAGTAGCTCATCACGAGTTGGATTGTAGAAATTGTTGACAGCGAGAGCTTCAGCGGAACCATCCACAAAAGAAGATATAAGTTGACCCGCTACCCTTTGAATGGCGAGATTGGCGACCGTTATTCTACTTTGCGACGTGTCCATAAGGATTCCTTTCGATTATGACAATGAATAAAATCAGTAGTGGGACAGTTGATAGTTGCCTGTCGGGAAAATGAAACATCAAAGTATATAACACAAGAAAAGCTCCCAACATTAGAAGTCCCTTACATTTCATGGCTAAGTTAATGACGAATCCCGCGATAACACAATATCCTATAATGCCCATCTCAAATAAATTTTGAATGAAAAAATTATGAGCATTGAACCAATTCCCCTCTAATGTAAACGCCCCTTTACCCAACACCGGAAACAAAACTTTAAATGAGCCAAGACCCGAACCCATAATAGGATGTCTCCATGCCAAACGCAGGCTCTCCCACCACGTACCACCCCTTGCGTAGCAAAATTTATCCCAACACTTATGGTCGAACCAATAGATAACAGCTAAGAATAAAAGGGCAGGGTATATAAGATAGAGATATTTCTTTATGCCTTGATACCTCTGAATAAGTAACGCTGTCAGAATTATTACAAAGGATTTCGCCTGCATGGGATTACCGACGGAAAGAACACAGTAAGTCTGTTTAAGCCCAAAGTTCAGGACACTATCTTTATTGAAAGCCTGCATTATAAAAAGAATAATATTCACTCCGAGAATACACCATAAGACATTGAAGACAATATTCCAATCCTCAATCTGAAGCAGTAGGACATAAAGATACACACAACCGATTAACTCCATATAAGCGAATTGCGATAAGTAAGGAGCGTTAGAGAAGAATAGGCTTATAAAAGAGTAGACCGCTATCGCTTTAACCCACGGATTTATCTTTAAGAACAAAGTGTATAATCCTAAAAATCCGAATATCAAGACCAACCACAGCCATAACTTTGATTCGGTAAAAGGTATCCCTATCTCGCATATAGGCGGAAAGAGAGATAATACTATTACCGTTATCAAAGCTATGGCTGTAATCAGTTTTTTCATGTTATGATATTGTTACGTTTCCAGAATCAATGATTATCCAGCCCACAGTCGGGTCAGTAAACATCAACACCGCAAACGAGCTTGCCCCGGTAAAAGCAATCGAGGTAAAGTTCGTCTTTGTCGTGGGTGTAACTGTCCATGTATACCCACCCGTATCGGAAGATATGTCAATATACATAATCTGTCCGACTTTACCATCCGCAAGTGTTCCGGTTGACGTGGAACCTATTACCTTGTGAACGGTTGTATAGGCGACAGGTATCGTGGTCGAACCTGAAACCATCGTGGACACACCGGACACCGAGGTCTCATAACTCAGATATAGAGTGTTACCGTCGAAGTAACCGGAATTACCCACATCTATATCTGTCGCTGTCCCTATGTTGCGATGACTTGCACCTTGCCTTACTCCTACCGCTCCGAAACAAACAGGAGAGGTAAGAAGTAGGGCTAACGCTACAACTAACGAAATGCTTATTAGCTTTTTCATCTTCTCTCCTTTCCTGTTTAATCGAACGAATATAGGATATAAGCGGTAATCGTTCCGGCCACAAGCGTTCCGCCTGCGGTCGTCAGGATTATCTGGCAGTCATTCGTCGCGCTCGGCAATGCCGCGCTTGTCAACGAATCATCTGTCGTTACATACACCCCGGCTACCGGCAGGCAGATCTTCGGACTATAAGCCGTCTGAAGTTCTGTTGAGGCCGCTATGCCATAACGTGAAGCTGTAACCTTATCCCCGACCGAAACAGTAACGCTCGTCTGAACGACTGTCGATACAAGGATAACCGCTATCACATTCGCCCCTTTGGGGAGCTGTTTACCGATTGCGATAGTAGACGCTACGGCCTCTGTCGCTACTGCCACGTAGGTATCTATCATCACCTTTACTCTTCCGTCGATCACGCCACCTAACTGCCAATTACTGACACCACCAGTAATCTGGGCCGTGGCTACGACGCCATACAATGTTTGAGCAGTTGCTGTCATGTTCTATTTCTCCTTTTTTTATAGGAAACTTGCTATCCTATTTAACTTCTTTTCTTGATACCTTACCTGTGCCGCCTTCATACAAGTTCGGCAATTTCTTCTATTGCCCGAAGGGTAGACATAGGTGTTCTCAGGAGTAAATGGATGGTCACATTTTCTCCATTTCGTCCTGCCAGATTTAACAAAATTTCTACCTGGTCTTGAAGCACACCAAGTTAAACATTTTGTAATCTGTTCCTGACGTTTTGGAGACATCAGAGCATAAACAAGCCGCATTATATTCTCGGCATTTTTCCCATAAACGCCCCACTTATAATAATCATTATGCATAGGTAAAGCGTTTTTGTGTTTATACATTATGATATTCCCGCAACCGAAAAACCTTTGCAATCTTTCTAATGGCTCACGTTGAACCTGAGAGGCTTGAACTGAAATTGAACCTGTCAGTTCCGTGTTTTTTACGATGGTAAAGGAACCTTCACCTTCTAAAAAACCCGCTATCCAATTAAGATTTGCAATGTTTATGTTTTCCATAACCCCTTTAATCACAAAGATTTATCAACTCTCCACACAGGCAATCTCTATCAGCCTGTTTTCTTCGAGCCTCGTGGCTCCCATGCACATACGAAGATAAACCTGCCACGCCATGTTCTTATCGACTCTCTCGTCGATACGGCCTTCAATGTCCTTCTGGATAGCGAGCTGTAAGCCCATTCTCTGGAAGGCATAGCAAAGCCTGTAACCTGATGTATTGGTCAGGAGTCTTTCGGAATGTATCCATGAGAAACCAACCCATGTGGCTATCTCACCCTGGACAAGGGCTTTTACCACGTTGTAATCGCTTGAAGTGACTTCTGTGGTGTTCAACAGGTCTTCAAGCTGGGCCGCGGCATGAACCATATAACGGTCAGTCTTCTCGACTTCGTATGCGTCGAGTAGTCTCTTAGCGTGGATAACTTTCTGCTTACTCATACCCGTATTCGTGGAGTAGTTGTAAGCGATTTTGTTAGCCGCTGTGAAGCTGACGCCTGTCGCTCCGGTCTGGCCCGTGTAGGCCGTTCCACCCATAGCCGCTATGATAAGGTCGTCAGTAGTCCTATTTGCCGCGGCTACTTTGGCCTGCATGAAAGTTGACTTCGGGTCAACAATCATCATCAGAGCGTCTTTGGGGTCTTCGAGTGTGGCCGAGACGAAGTATCTCGGAGTGACCATCCTGCGCCTGAAATCAGGAAGAGAGAGAGGCGTATCGGAATAGCGACCTAAAAGCTCCTGCATCGCGTCCGCGTTATACTGATCGTAAAACTTTGCGTTACCTGTCCAGTTTGTATCTACCATTACAGCAGAACGGAGTCTGGTGTCCATCTGCTGGGCCAACAGGTATATGGTGTTATTATACTGTTGGATTTGCACAACCGTAGGGCTACCCATTGTCAAATCTCCTTTTTAGAGTTCCTGTCAATTTCAGGGAGTCTTCAAAAGAAGGCCTGTTTACTACTTATGGGGCGCACCTATCGGAAGCGGAATCCCAACATTTAACTAACAGAAGGATACCTTCGATAAAAGAAAAGCCTCTACTTCGAGGGA